GTGGGAGTCAAGAAGTCGCTCTAACGACACTAACAATAGGATAGAACTATGCCAAAAGGACCAGGTACCTATGGTACCAAAAAAGGAAGACCTCCTAAAAAAGGTACAAAGAAAAAATAATGGCTAACAACATTAGAAAACTTCATCCTTATAAAAAAATATAAAACAACGTCCGTTCATCTCTTTCAATCAGAGACGCATGACACCCAAGCATGGAACGGGGCTTGGTACTAGAGGTATTATTATGTCTTCAGTAGAACTTCAAGCTCGAATCAAAGAGCAGAGAGTATTTGCTAGAGCTACTAAACTCAAGTATCGTGGCGTTGAGTACACCAAATCTTAATCAATGGCTCATCAAAGCAATAAGGTAACAGCTCATGTTACCTCATTTTCACCCCAATCTCATCACAACAAACCAGAGGAGCATGAGGCTCCAAAGGATGATGTAGATTACAACTCATTAGAGGAAGCCTTATTAGGTGATTCTTAAATTCAACGAGTTATGGCTAGTAGTCTTTGGATTACTAGCCTTCTTTATTATGGTAGAAAGTATGCACTTAAACTATCATAGGTCAGAGACACCTCAGTGTCGGATCTCTGACTAATTGGCTTTTGCCCTGCCAAGGTAGGATACCATTAGCCGTCTAGACGGTGGGATAGACCACAAAAAATGATCAAAAAATTTCAGCTGAGAACGTTAATATAAACTTTATCCATACTAATGGCACATCAAGATAATAATAATAACACTTCCTTGACATGGGGAGGTGCTAATAATGGTGCAGCTACAACAACTGCTGCACGTAGAGCACTCTATCTGAAACTATTTTCAGGAGAGCTGTTCAAAGGATTCCAGCGTAATACAATCGCTAGAGATCTAGTCACTAAGCGTACATTGAAGAACGGCAAATCATTGCAGTTCATCTTCACTGGCCGTACAAATAGTGAGTTCCATGTTCCAGGCCAGAACATACTGGGTAACTCCGATGGAGCACCTCCAGTAGCAGAAGTAACCATCGAGTGCGATGATCTCTTAATCAGTTCAGCATTCGTATACGAGCTGGACGAGACCCTTGCTCATTACGATTTGAGGGGAGAGATCTCACGTAAGATTGGTTACGCTCTTGCAGAAAACTATGACAGAAGAATCTTTAGAGCTATTACTAAGTCTGCTCGTTCAGCTGGTCCAATCACAAAGTCTAACTTTGTAGAGCCAGGTGGAACACAGATCAGAGTTGGTACTAACAACGCAGGTTCTGATGCTTATGTATCTGCTTCACTAATCAATGCTTTCTATGACGCTGCTGCTGCTCTTGATGAGAAGGGAGTTTCAACTGAAGGTAGAGTTGGTGTACTAAACCCTCGTCAGTACTATGAGCTAATCCAAGCTGTAGGATCTAACGGACTTGTAAATAGAGACGAGCAGGGAGACTCCTTGCAGTCAGGTAACGGCATCATTGAGATTGCTGGTATCAAGATCTTCAAGTCAATGAACATCCCATTCTTCGGAAGTTTCGGTACTAAGTACGGTTCAGGTTCTGCAACAAACCCTGGAGTAACTGATCCTGGTAACTCTGGTTCATTTGTTTCTGAAACAATGGGTGATCAGCAAGAGAACGCTACTCCTTCTGGACAAAGAACAGTAAACGACTATGGTGAAGCTGCTAAGTTTGCTAACAGTTGTGGACTTATATTCCAGAAAGAAGCTGTTGGTCTTGTTGAAGCAATCGGTCCTCAAGTTCAAGTAACTTCAGGAGATGTTTCAGTAATCTACCAAGGAGATGTAATATTAGGACGTCTCGCTATGGGCGTCGCGCCTCTAAACCCAGCTGCGGCTGTGGAATTAGTTGCTGGTACTGGTACCCTTTCTGGTGCTACTGCTGCATTCTAATTTATTATTCATATGGGAGTCTTTATGGCTCCCTTTTTTATTACAAAAAATTTTATGGCTTCCACGACAATTGATAACGAGACCGAACTCTCCGCTGTAAATGCTATCTTGGGAGCTATTGGTCAGTCACCGATAACTTCCTTAAACTTTACTAATCCAGAAATAGGATTTATATATAATTTATTAAGAGATGCTAATGTAGATTTACAAAGTGAAGGCTGGCATTTTAATACAGAAAAACATGTTACCTTTACACCAGATAGTAATGGTAAAATAGAAATAGGTAGTGATATATTAAGAATGGATACTACTGATGGTTGGGTAGATAGAAATCATGATGTAGTAAAAAGAAATGGTTTTCTATATGATAAGTATAATCATACTGATGACTTTTCAGATCACACTACAATTGATTTAGATATAGTAAGACTACTATCCTATGAAGATCTACCTGAAGTATTTAAAAGATATATAATATATAAAGCTTCAGTCAGAGCTGCTACTCAATTAGTAGGTAATGCACAATTAGCACAATTACTAGCTCAACAAGAAGCTTTAGCCAGAGCTGCAATAATGGAGTATGAATGTAATCAAGGTAATCATACTATGTTTGGTTTACCAGAAGATTCAGTTTATACTGCATATCAACCTTGGAGGAACTTAGGAAGATAATGACTGGAGTAACACAAACTATAGATACTTATTATGCTGGCATGTCTCAGCAGCCAGATCTAAAGAAGTTTCCAGGTCAAGTAAAAGATATAGTTAATGGTGTCCCTGATGCAATAGAAGGACTATATAAAAGACCTGGAGCTAAACGAATAGGAACTACACCACTACCTTTTGTACAAACCCATGGTGCTTTCTTTCATTACTATAGAGATGAGACAGAAGGATCATATATAGGTCAAGTATCAAATGCTGGTAGAGTAAGAATATGGAGTTGTAATGATGGTACTGAAAAAAACGTATGGTATCATACAGATAATAGTGCTTACAATGGAAGTAATTCTAACCATACATCTATAACAAACTATCTAACATTTAGCCCTGCCGCTACAGCTTCAGAAGATATTCAAGCACTAACTATTAATGATACTACATTTTTAAATAATAGAACTAAAACTGTAGGTACCACTGGTACTACTCCTGGTAGAGAACATACACACTTTGCTTATGTAGATCTACTAAGAACAGAGAACGGTAGACAGTATGCTTTAAATATATTTAGTAATGAGACTACTAGTACTATAAAGAGAGCTACTAGACTTAAAATATCTTCTGATACTTTAGATGAAAGTAATGGATCTGGTCACTGTCCAGGTATAGGTACACAGACATTTAGTGTAACTAGCGGAAATAGTAAAAATCTTATATTTCGTATATCAGCTTTAGGTCAACAAGGTCAAGGTGCTGGTAGAGATGACACAAGTAGTGCATATCCCGTGCCTAATAATTATAAGTGCTCATATAACAGACAGGTTGTATTATTACATGGTGGAGAAGATTGGGAAACTGGAGATACAACTACAGTTACTTTAGATCAAGCTCAAACATCTTATAACTATACAGTACGTGTAGAAGATCATGAAGAAGTAGCAGTTAAAGGTTACATTAATGGAGGCTTTAATGGCGTTGTAAGACCTGCACCAACACCCTTTGATGGAGAGACAGCTGTAACTGTTGATACAATATTAGGTGGTATAGTTCAAGAATTATCTAATACAGGTGTAACTGCTGTAGTAATAGGTAATGGTTTATATCTTCATT